AAAATAGGTGTTACAGGTGTTACAAAAGTTACGGTGTTCTGTAACCGTTACTGAGCAAGAATTACAGAGATCAAAAGTGTAACTTTTTATGTAACTTTTTTATTTTCAAATAAGTTACAAAGGTCAAAATCGGCCTAATGGGGGGTCTAGGATGTTTTTTGAAAAAAATATTTTTTGCTCTATATAACTGTTTCGGGGTAAAACAGGTATGAGACTTGACCTTTTTAACTGAGGAAAACATGGCTGTTAGGAAACGAGCTTCTAAGATTGATGGCAAGCCCCGAGAAACCCGAGGTCGCCCGCCGGTAACGACGGCATCCCCTTTGACCCGAAAGCAGGAGCTCTTTGTTAAAGAGATCGTCAGTAAGGACGGTCAGATTACTTTGAGAGAGGCGGCGGTCAACGCAGGCTATTCTGTTGGCTCCGCTCACACCCGAGCCTATGAGCTCACCAATCCCCACATCTCTCCTCATGTTGTCGCTGCTATACAGGCTTATCGCAGAGAGCTAGATGAAAAGTATGGTGTGACCTACCAACGGCATCTACGGGACCTTCAACAGATACGGGATACTGCTTTGCAGAACGGGGCTTACTCTGCTGCCGTTCAGGCGGAGTATCGCAGGGGGCAAGCACAAGGCGATATCTATGTAAGCAAATCTGAAATCCGTCACGGCTCTATCGACAGCATGAGCAAAGACGAGGTTTTGAAAGCTCTTGAGGAGATAAAGAACAGCTATGCCCCGGTCACAATCGACATCACCCCAGAAGAAAATGCCTCCAATCGCGACAAAGCGAGAGGCAGGCTTTTACAAGCAAGTGAAGGAAGCAGCGCAGAGGTCGAGACGGAAGCTGCTTTTGACGAGGATTGAAAACTACATTGGAGCGGGCATCCCCGATCTGATGATCTGTGACGAGCTTGGCAACTACCATCTGGTCGAGCTCAAATACATCACCGGCAATGTCGTTACGTTACGGCCCGCTCAAGTTGCGTGGTTATCTCGGCATCAGCACTCAAGCTGCTGGATACTGATCAAACGTCAGACCAAGGCCACCGAACCCGCAGAATGCCTTTTGTACCCGGCATCTGCGGCAGTCGATCTAAAAATGGACGGAATCGAATCGGTCGAGCCCCTGTTCCGTTGCCCGCAGCCGTTTCACTGGGACACCATTTTTGACTTGATTAGTCCCACCGAATCGCATATATGTGGGTGAGGTGATCGGTACCGGCTCGTTCAGGACTGTTGTTAGACGCTGTTCTTTCATTAGTGACGATACCTTCGCGTTGCTGCTCACCGCTAACAACGGGAGATTAAATCATGGAAAAAGAATCTTTGTTGCGATGGCTTGCCAACGCTTTGAAAGACTCGCCGGTTGATTTGGAAGAGGTTTATGTCGGCGACGAAAAGGACGGTCAGGTTTATGTTCTTTTTAGAAATGTAGAGGTGCCTGACTAATGTTCCTGTTCAAACTAATTGGCCGCTTGTTATATGGCCCGGACTATGACGAGCTTGAACGCCGGGCAAACAACAGCCGCCAAATAAAACCCAGACGACGCCGAAGATAAAAAGAAGGCCCGCCATATTGACGGGCCTTTTTGTTTCCTATATATGTGGGATAAATCTCATGTAACTACGGGAGCAATTAACCATGTTGAAAACCACAGCAATGAGCAGCGCGAAGAAAACCGCCGGGTGCGCTGTCACATACCGGGCCGGGAGCTCGGAAAAATTTGGAACTTGCCCGGCATCTTGTGAGCTAAACCCGAGCGGGCGCGGCTGCGGCGAGGGTCAAATTGATTTTGACTATTTGGACGCCGTACTTGACGCAAAACCCCGGCGCGGCTTTTCGTTTACTTATTCGCCCTTTCACCCGCTTTTCTGGTCTCACAAATTGAGCCCTAAAAAAACCGTGATTAACTACAGCGCCGCCAATCCGGAAACAGCATTGCTGGCGCGGCAGGTAAGCGATGTCCCTGTCGTTACCGTGGTTCCCTCATGGTATTGGTATAAAATGACGAGCTTGGAATCTGAAACCGGATTAGCGGGATCGGGAAAATACAGGCACGAAAGCGGCACCCGGGTGGTACGTTGCCCGGCAGAATATAACGACGCGGTAACTTGCCGGAATTGCGGCGGGAAGGACGGCCCTTTATGTGCCCGGCTTGATCGTAATTTTATAATCGGATTTACAGCGCACGGGGCCAGCAAGAAAAAAGCCGCAACTGATGATCCGGGCGGGTGCTATGCAGCCGGGGGAAATGTGGCCCTACACTGGACCGCCACCGCAAATCAGCAGCAGACCGAAACAGACGGCGAGCGCCTGCGATCATTTGCTAAAAGCTTGCCCCCGGGCTCGGTATTGCGCCACCATGTTGCCGGTGATATTGGCCTTGATAAATAAGCCAGCAACAGCCCCCTATATAGGCCCGCCACCCGGCGGGCTTATTTTTTGGGAAATTAACTTGCGTATGGTGGGATAATGTGAGACAACCCCCAGACGGCCCAAGCCGGGCCGCATTTTAACGGGAGCATTAACAATGCAAAACATCATCGAAAACAACACCACCGCCCCAGTAACGGGCGCATATCAAACCGACGCAATTCGCCACGGGATCGGCAATAGCGCGGTGTCCTCTAATTGGTGGAACCGCCCGGACGATGAGCGGTTTTTATCCCTTGCCGATATGCTGGCCTTTAAGAGAGACGACGCCCAGCAGATGCACAGCCAAATTGTGAACACTCACAAAATGCAGGTTATAGGCGAGCTCGACGAAGAAAACCCCACCCGGGGCAATGTGCTGATCGAATACACCGACGAAGACGGGCGCGAACATTTAAACAAGCCCACCAATTGGTCATTCAATCAACTTGCAAACCTTGCCGGTGCACCTGCCGGATATCTGCGAGACCTTCCCGCACCCATTGCCGCAGATGCTATGCAATGGGGCTTGCGGTATAACCGCAGCCGGGACCTTGTGAAGGCATACGGGCACGGCACCGAGGGCGGCGAGCTCAGGGCCACCACCGGCCCGGATTATGGCCGGATTTTTGACTGGGAGATGCTGCAAACAATCAACCGCTTTGCGGGCGAGGGCAGCGGCTGGAAAATCCCCGGCATGATGACTGGCAGCGCGAACGGGCGGGCGATTTATGACCCCTTTGTGCCAGTGACAAAGGACACGACCACCCTTTACGCCAGTGACCGGGACGTGTTTGTTTTTCTGGTAGACGACACCCGGCCCATTGAAATTGGCAAGCTCGAGAACGGCGACCCGGATTTAGTTTTCCGGGGCTTTTACGCATGGAACAGCGAGACCGGCAGCAAGACCGCAGGGGTTGCGGCAATGTATCTGCGGGGCGTTTGTATGAACCGCAACTTGTGGGGCGTCGAAAATTTCCAAGAAATCAAGATTCGTCACACAAAATTCGCCCCGGATCGTTTTGCTATGGAAGCAGCCCCGGCGCTGCAATCATTCGCGCATGGTTCAACCTTTGATTTTATGGAAGGCGTGAAGGCCGCGCAGGCGGCGAAGATTGCCGACGACGAAGCCGCTGCCCTTGAGTTTTTGCACCGCCGGGCCGGGCTTAGCAAGGCCCGCAGCCGAGCAGCAGCAGCCCGGCACGTCAAAGAGGAAGGCAGGCCCATTGCTAGCGTATGGGATGCCGCGCAGGGCATCACCGCCCTTGCCCGGGATATCCCGCACCAAGATGACCGCATAGAGCTTGAAAAGAAGGCGGGCGCGATACTGGACAAGGTAACCGCCTAAACCCCGGCCCACACATTAACCACAGGCCCGCCACCCGGCGGGCCTTTTTTTATCCGGGTTGCAACATCCCAAAAAATCCCATATCTTAATTAACGGGTGCCGACGGTACCCAGCCCCGGGGCGGGCAACGCCCCACAATTACGGAGAACAAAACCAATGACAAACACAGCAGAAAATATCACCGGCGATTTCCTCGACCGTTTTTCTGACGAAGCACTGACGCAGGCCGACCCGACCGCATTGCTGGCACTGGCGAAGGAATTGCGCGAGCAGCGCGACATTAACGACCGCGCCCGGGGTTCAGCTTGCGCTAATCTTAACGATATGCAGCGCAACCAAGATCGGCTAGCCGAGGCCCTGATGATCGTTTTGGGCGACCCTATCGAGGCTTTGATAGAGTCGAAGATAGAAACCAGTGACCGGGATATGTTCGACGGGTTCGACATCGAAGACTACCGGTCGGACGTTGAATATTGGGTCACTGACATGATTGACGAGCGGGTCGGAGAAACCGAGAGCGAGGACGACCGGCAACAGGCGGTTGAGGAAATTGTCAAAGACGTTATTTCCGGCGCGTCAATCTCGATTGACATATAGGAGGGCCAGATAATGCCGCGTTATACAGCAAGCCAGAATTTCGACAAAGAATCACCGATGGGCGGCTATGTCCTCGAGACTGGCGTGATCGTTTATCCTGTATCAAACAGCTTGCGAGAACTGGCCGAGCGAATCGAGCGATGCCATAACATGCGATCCAGCCGGGACCGTGTTTTTAACCCCGAGATCAGCGTTAGCGTTGGCTTACGCAACCCTCGACCGCTCGGCGACTACGAGATGCACGAAGGCCGGTTGCGGCGTCTGTAGGCGTTCAGCAGCCGAACCCATCCGAGCCCGTCCGGAGCGATCCGGGCGGGTTTTTTCTTGACCATTAAACCAGTGAATCCTGCCCCGGCCCGTGCCCCGGGGATCATATGAAACCTACCGAGCGCCGTGCAGCCGGATCGTAAAACCGGGCAAAACGGCCCGAAACCCCCGGAAACCGGGCAATTCTCGCCGAGCTCAGCCCACTAGGGCACGGCAAACGGGCACCAGCTCGACGACAGACGGCTTTTTGTTCGGATGTCGTCGCGCTGCACATCGAAATCGAGCAGCGGGCCCGTGATCCCCGGCACCCGGCACCCGGCACCCGGCAGGGGCCCCGGCATATCGGGTCAGATCGTCGGTCCGGATCAGGTGATCGACGCGCCACGCGCCACCGCCCGCGGTGCTGCCAGACGGGTGCTAGGGCCATGTTTCTCTCAAATAATTATGTGAAAAACGGTATGAATGTTTCACGTGAAACATTGCCTAATAATTAGGCAGATGCTTAGGGGTTGTTCACTGCCAAATAATTGTGCATATTTTTGCACATCTTTTGTGCAATTAGGGGCCCCCGATGGATGTTTCGGAACAGCAGGCAAAGCTTCAACTTCGACTAGCTCAACTTGAGAAGAATGAAACTTGTCAGGATGAGTTTCTGACTTTTGTAAAAGTTATGTGGCCCGAGTTCATTGCTGGTCGGCACCATAAAATCATTGCGGAGAAACTGGAGCGAGTGGCTCGTGGAGAGCTCAAGCGTTTGATCATCAACATGGCCCCGCGACATACGAAGTCAGAGTTCGCAAGCTTCTTGTTCCCGGCGTGGATGATGGGCAAGAACCCGAAGATGAAGATCATTCAGGCCACACACACGACCGAGCTTGCAGTTAACTTTGGACGTAAGACCAAGAACCTGATTGACAGTGACGAGTACAAGGAGGTGTTTCCAAATGTTAAGTTGGCGTCTGACAGTAAAGCTTCTGGTCGTTGGGACACTGCTTCTGGCGGGATGTACTACGCCGTTGGTGTGGGATCCAACCTTGCCGGGCGTGGTGGCGACTTGGTAATTATTGACGATCCGCACTCAGAGCAGACAGCGATGTCAACGAACGGCTTCGATGATGCTTGGGATTGGTACACTGGGGGCCCCCGGCAGAGGCTCCAGCCGGGTGGCAGCATAGTTCTGGTGCAGACCCGGTGGTCCGAGAAGGACATGACGGGGCAGTTGCTCCGTGCAATGGCTAAAGATCCGCTTGCTGACCAGTGGGAAGTTGTCGAGCTCCCAGCTATTTTTGAAGACGGCACCCCGTGTTGGCCGCAGTTCTGGTCCCTTGATGACCTGACCGCGGTCCGCGCATCTATACCTTTGAGCAAATGGAACGCGCAGTATCAGCAGAATCCTACGGGTGAAGAGAACGCGATTATCAAGCGTGAGTGGTGGCGCACGTGGGAGAAGACGGCGGTCCCTAATTTGGAGTATGTGATCCAGAGTTACGAT